CCACTAAATGGGATACGGTGAGCTTCATCTACCATGATAACATCCCATGGCGTAAATTCACCAGCGCGTTTATATACAGAATCAATCGAGGCGTATAAGATAGAAGCATCGTAATTGCGCTGCTTCAATGCGGCGGAGAAGATTCCAACATCTCCATCCGGATGTAAGGATAGAAATTCCGTAGTATTTTGTTCGATCAATTCCTTGCGGTGCGCTAGAATGATGCATCTGAAATGTTTCGCCTTCGCCTTCCACCCCTGAATAGCCCAGGTGATTAATGCTGACTTCCCGCCTCCGGTTGGAATCACAACACATGGATTTGTATCCTTTTTGCAGATATGCGCATGTAAAGCTTCAAGGGCTTCAGTTTGGTAAGGGCGGGGGATCATTTCATATCTTGTAATATTTTACATTCTTTTGTGATTTCTCGACTAACATGAGTACTACCAATGATTGTTTTCTCCCTTAAGCAGGAACAGACTCCCACTGAAAGTTCACATTTCGTATAAGGGTTATAAATGCCTGCCCCACATGAGAGGCATATTTTTTCAAATACATCTGCACTTACTATGAGGTCTTTCATTTCCTCTCCCTAATCTCTGCTGTCGCAGTCTCTCGATAGATAATTGCTATACGATTACCTTCCAATTCAACTACACTGTAATCAGCTTCGATATTTCGTGCAATTGGTTTTAATTCCAGCAATTCTTCATTGTATAATACTCTCCATGCCCTAGGTAATTCATCGCCGGGTCCTTCCCAAACAATCAGATCTTTTGGATAGCGATGTAATAGATCCTCGCCACAGTCAGTAACTGTAGCCCCGAAGAGATCCTTTGCGCTATTTAACATTGGGCGTCCCAGGGCATTAGCCGGAAGCTTCATAAGTTCTTCACTACTAAAACCACCAGCACCATGTATCCACTTAGTTCCGTCTTCATTTGTAAATTCAATGAAGTCATTTCCTTCCTTATTCCGACCATAATCAGTTGGTTCTGCGAAAGTTATTAGGCCAGGAAGAAGAAGATAATGAATACATGAATCCTGAGTGCATCCAGTTTTTCTACAACTCCATAAAGCTCCATCTTCATCAATTACTGGTGTTGCATAACAACACTGCCGGCAAGAGAGTGATGGTACTGGTAAAGCTGGCCCATCTGGAACTACACCCAAAATATCTTTCTTATGGTTAGTGCCCCAACAAATTTCCTTTGCATTGCACCAACTGCACTGATAGAAATCAGGCCGAGGCCACCTACGGTCCGGAGGGGATATTGCTGTAATAACCCGCTTTGCTCGATCCATAAGTTGTTCGGCTTCAGCTTTATTATAACAAATACGCTCTGAATGGAGATCATCAGTATCTTTATTAACAGCTAAATAAAGCGCTCGCTTCATGCCAGTTAGATGCATGCATATCATCATCTGGGCATAATGCTGTGGCTTAGATTCTTTTACGCCTTTCTTTGTGAGATCCTTGAACGACTTGGCATTATGTGTCTTAAACTCTAAGACATGCCAGGTCTTGGGCGCCTCTGGAATACCAATAGCAGCACCATCTAGGTGGCCGGCGAAGTGGCCTCCAAGAGCCAAGACCTCAAATTGTTTTGTTTTTTGGATAGCATATCCAATACTTCCTTTAGGAATTACACCATCGTCTCCTGTACCAGCTAACGGTAATGGAGTATCGACATCATGGACAGTACATCCTATTTTGCGTAAATTGTCTACGAAGCGATTTTCCTCTAAATCGCCTGTTTCAAAAAGCCGATACATCCGGCCACTGAATTCTGGCTTACAACACTGCCTGAAACAGTACCACAAATACCGTTCGCATCCATGGCCAATAATTGAAGCGCCGAGGTAACCTCGTACTGGTTCAGCATCTCCGACTTTCTTGTAATGTGCGAAGATTGCTTCGACAGTCTTAGATTGCTCAGGAAGATGCTGGGAGATGTTTGTCATATCTTAACTTCTTTCAAAGTAACACCTACCTTCCGTGGTATGACAGAAACATAAAGTCCTTCTGGATCAATCATTATTATCTCTCCCAAGGTGGCTTAGATTCAGATGCCTGCTTAGCATCAGGTGCTGCATAAGTTTCAGGAGAATTCGCAGCATCAACTGGCGCAGTTTGTTGCACAGGAGCCGAATAAGTCCGAACAGAATTTTGTTCACCTTGAACTTTGACATGCGCGACAACTACCTGATTGACTAGTTGGGTTGTATCCGTAATAGTCTGAAGCCCAAGGGCCCGCCCCAATGCAGAAAGAGTACGCAAACCAATCTCTACACACTCAGTGCTGGGATTCTGGATATTGATTTGGTCCCAGATTTTCTGATTCTTGTGTGGGCCATCTAAAATGGACATAGTCAATTTGACGTAATGCCCGGTTCCTTTTTTGGTCAGCTTCACTTCTGCTGCTTCAATTAGAACCGGATATTTACCAGGTGGAATAACTGGAAAGTCTGTAGTAGGTTCAATAGTTGCAGGGGTAAAGGGAACGCCGCCGAAGAATTGTGCAAGATCGTTGTTCATGTCAGCGCCTTTCAATTAGATTGATTTTTATTGTAATAATCTCCCCACTTTACATTCCAAGCAGCACATAAATAACCGAATGTTAAAATAGTGAGTAATGCCATAGGAATCATTATCCAAGCATCGATCCACCAGTAGAAACGACCACAATTTGTTTCTTCATAATACTTAGGGCGAAAGATACCAAGCATCTTCTTCTCCTCTTGGTTATGTAGCTGCCATTTTAGCTGCTACAGCATCTTGGAAGTTTCCCCACGAAAGGGGCAATTCATACTCAAGTTGGCCGTAAACGCCGCGACCGCCACCAGGATGTGCTGGTCGTTTCTGTGTATAAAGAAAGCGACTACCGGGAGCTACGTCAACGCCGCGCTTTTTCACGTTATCTCCGTGGAACCCAAGCTTTTCTTTTGTTACGACAACTTTTGTGTTAGCGAAAAGAATACAATCTGCCCAGCGGTAAAGAAGACTAGCGGCCTTATGATGAATATCCCATTGATATTGATCGTAAGATTCACCATTCGGATCATCGAAGCGTTTTATCTTTATGTGGCCAATTAGAATGGAAGTCATTCCCCTCTTGGATCTAAGCGCATCTAACCCTTCTGTAATTTGTCGCCATGTGTTATTTGCTTGGTCAGTTCCTGCACCAAAATTCAAGGCACCTTCATTGATGCTTGCTGCATCACCATTTTTCTGACATATTTCCGCATGAATAATTGGCTCTAGCGCACTTACTGAATCAATAACGACAGTTTGGTATTCATGCTCTCCGGTATAAAGTGTTCCAAGCCAACCAAGAATATCATCAGATGAGATACACACTGGAACTTTTCCAGCTTTAATAGCATCGATGCCTTCTTCGCCACGAATAGGAAGAAAAACAGGTAAGTCTGCGCCGGCAGCAAAGGTGCTTTTACCGATCTTCTGCTCACCAAGTAGAATAATTCGCGGTGCTCGTACTCGTACCTCGGATGTAATGGAACTTAAGTCAAAAGCCATTTATGCTCCCTTCTTATTTCTGAAATGTTACAGATTCATCGTCATCAAGTTCTCCATAATCATCACTCAGCAAGCGCATTCCATCATGAAGTCTATCTGCCCATGTTTTACTTCTAGAAGCTTCTTCCCTGCACGCCTCAGAACAATACTTACGTATCCTAGTAGCAGGGAAATATTCACCACATAGTTGGCAGATGTATTCCTTTTCGGTGGACATTTTGTATTATCTTTGAAAATCTCACGACAAGTCGGCCTCGTCATTGGTGGCCCAGCACTTTTACCGACCTTCCCCCGGCTGGCTCCGCCGGATACCTGGAAGTGACTCTCGTAATAAAGCCATTGCCGTGAGTAAATATCCCTATCCTATAACAAGATCTAACTGCCGTCAAGAGGAAAACTCGATATTTTCAGAAGAAAAAAGGCCGGTCATATAGGCCGGCCCAACCGATAGAAGATCGGGGGGTAGAAGTTAGTCTACTTGGCCGTCATCTCGTTTTTCGAGATACGCCAGGAAGGCGTTCCAGGCCAGGGGCACGTGGTAGTAGAAGATTTTCTGGGCCATCTCCTGCTGGGGCACTACCGGGGCTGCCTGGTAGATCAACCACAGATTGGCGATGGCGACCGCCAGGGTTATCGCCAGGAAAATCTGGTTTCGTCGTATGGTGTGGAAGGCTTGCATCTATTGCTCCGAAATATAATCAAAGATGAGGATGTCCGCTAAGATGAACAAAAGAAAAGGTTGCCGGGTTTGTGCCGCAGAGATCGCAGAGTTCTTTACTCATATAAACCTCAGATTCATTTAAGGATACCGTTTTAGGCATCTATCACCTTCTCTATTCTTCTCTGCGTACTCCGCGCGCTCTGCGGTTAACATAATCTTGCTAAAAAAATCAATCAAATGCGCGAGGGGTTGCAAAAAATTCGAATATTTTCGAATATTTTCAAACGTTTTACATAACTTTTCGAATATTTTCAAACGTTTTCAAACGTTTTCGAACGTTTTCAAATATTTTCAAACGTTTCCCATTTTTTATCACCTTTTTCCN